GAAAAGCTTACTGGTGACTACACTAACCTTGCTGGCAACCTACAAGTACAGTGGGCTAGAAAGCCTGCTAACCCTCTAGGGACTCCTTCATGGGAGGTCATGACCCCTTACAACTCTACAGACGGCGAAGAGTCCGCTGTATCAGGTGTATCAGGTGAGTGGAAAGCCGACACTACTTCAACAGCTACTACAGGTAACTGGATTAGACCTAACAGGCGTATGCCTGAGTACAGGCCACCCGATACCTACAACTTTCTTATTCGTTATAGTGAAGATGCTGGTGCTAATTGGTCCCCAATTGCAGAGCTTGATGTTCTTAACTCAGTAGATGGCTTCCCTTGGTTTGATACACCTGTTGGTGTGGGGGACTATTGGAAGTCAATTGAACGTAGTCCCGGAGCAGCATTAGGAACTCCTAGCTTCTATGGTGAGGGGCACCAACTGTACAGAGGAATGTCCACCGGACTTACACATTCTATCGTCTATCTCTTCGGAGATATGTGTGGAGTTAACAAGTCTAACAACTTTGGAGATACTTGGTTTAGAGTTGGACGAAGTGGATTAAGACAGTTTGCTTTTGAAAGCGGTGCGGTTGATCCTCATGATCCAGATAGAGTGATTGCTTATGGCCACTCTGCTTGGCTTCATACCACCAACCCTTATGATGACTACAGAGGGTTCTGGCTTTCTACAGATGGTGGAGAGACTTGGACCCTTAGACAGCTTGTAACTGTTAGTGCTCCCGGTGAACACCAAGCACATAGAGACTTTACTTATGACCCAAACACACTAGGGGGTGCTTCCTCTACTCGTGATTGGTACTACATGCAGACCATTAATGGTACTGGCAGTCAATTCTGGAAGTCCACTGATGGTGGCTCCACATGGGCTGTAGCTGGTGCTCAGATGTCCACTACCAAATTTGGTAAGGTTCATATGACACAACACCACCCTGTCACTGCTAACAAGATTTATGTTGCAGCAGACAATGGACTGTGGGTAACTACTAATGGTGGTGTAAGTGGCTCAGGTAGCTGGGTCAGGGTTGGCACTGGCTTACCAACAGGTAAGTGTAGAGCTGTCTATCTTAACAGTGATGGAACTACAATTATTGTTTCTGTGAGTGGTGCTGTATGGCGTAGTACTAATAGTGGCTCTACGTGGAGTAGTATTTATTCTACTCAGCCTGTAACTGATATTGCAGTTGATTGGAATACCTCTGGTGGTTATACGGTTTATGCCAAGACCTCGGGTCCATCTGCTGTAGGTAACTATCAAGACATGGCAGTCTCCACTAATAGTGGAAGTAGCTTCTCTACCGGCAAAGCTCGTACCCCATCCCCCGGATACTCTGGTGATCAGTATTACCAGAGGCTAGGCGGAAGCGGTAATGTTAATGGTATGCTTGTACACCCACTTAATGCTGGTGTTATTCTTAACCACAACGTAAGTAGGTTCTTTAAGAGTACGGATAAGGGTCAGATTTGGTTTGATGCCACTAAAGGCTCTACGGGGATGAACACCTCTCTCGTTCCTTACACTTTTATGATTGACCCTAATGATGCTGGTAGATGGTGTTTTGGTGCTCAGGACGTTGGCTTTGTAGAAGTACTTGACTACGGTGGTGGTGGACTTCAGTTCAGCAACATCACACAGGCTCAGTTAGAGGCTATTCCGGGTATAGGTGTTGCTAACAGATCATCAGCAACAGCTGCTTGTATTCTTCCAACAGGTAGAATGATCGTAGCAGTTGGGGCTAATGTACAGGGGCTTTTCTACAAGAGCCCTGGAGCTACATCGTGGACAGCCACTGGCACAGGTGCTGTTATTCCTTATATCAACTATCACCCAACTACAACCTCTGCTGTAGGGGCCGGTGGGTATAAGTCTACTAACAGTGGATCCTCGTGGTCTGTTTTCCCATCAAGCATGAGATTTGTCTCTATGCACCCAGATGGAACTGGTTTCTTTACAGTTGGTAACACAAGTGTTTATAGATCAACCAACTGGCACACAGCTAGTCCTACTTTCGTTCCATTCTATCAGATCACTGGTACCTTCTATGCTGTTGGTACAGCCTATCCAATCATTAAATGTGATCCAACTAACAATACTAGAATCTACTGTCTAGACAATAACCGTGACTTCGTAAGAGTTACTAACTCAGGTAGTACGTTTAACAGTGCTACAGTGCTTTCTCTCCCTCTTCGTGGAGAGACAAGCTTAACAGCTGCTGAATTTAGGATGGGGCAGATTGCCGCTGACTATAATCAAGCTGGATTAGTATATGCTCACGTAGCTATGGCTGGTGTTCCTAATATCTTTAGAGGACAAATCACCGGCTCTAGCATAGTGTGGGAAGATATCACTAGCAATAGTAGTATGTGGAACATGAACTCTATTGATGTTCACGAAGAAACAGGTGATGTAATGATTGGTGGTGGGGAAGGAATGTGGGTTTACCCACCTCCATACTCAGTAGCTAATTCAATTTGGGAAAACCTCCCAGAGCCAGTAGATGAAATACTTCCAACTTAAGGACAGAAGATGAGTAAACGACCACTTTCAGAAAGACAAAAACTCTTCTTGGAGCACCTTTTTGGGGAAGCTAAGGGGAACTATCAAGCTGCTAAAGTTATGGCTGGATACACTCCTGAGTACTCAACCTCTGAACTAGTTAGTCGTATTGAAGATGAACTATTAGAATACACTAAACGTTACCTAGTTGTGCATGGCCCAAAAGCTGCTATCTCCCTGATTGGAGCTATGGATGATCCTACACAACTAGGTATTCAATATAAACTTGCTGCTGCTAAAGATGTACTAGACAGGGTTGGTATTACCAAGACTGAAAAAGTTGATGTAAGTAATGGATTATTTATCCTTCCACCTAGAGGAGGTAGTAGTGAATAAATGAGCGCATTGTTTTTTATTAGTCTTATTTGTCTTGTAGGAGTTACGGGGTTCACAGCCTTCTTAGCCTCTCGTCTTAATGAGTGGTTGTTGATGAATGTGTGTGGGGCTAGTTGTATTCTTGGTTTAGTATTATTAGTATTACAAGTTTGGGGGTTGTGAAGTGGCAAGAGCACCGCGCAATTATCGTAAAGAGTATGATGAATATCATGCATCTCCTGAGCAGAAAAAACGGCGTGCTCAACGTAATGGAGCGCGTGCTAACGCTGCTAAAAAGGGCCTAGTCAAAAAGGGCGATGGTAAAGAGGTTGATCATTTAGGTTTCAATCGTAAAGGTAAGCTGGATAACAAACGTGTCAGGGTCATTGGTAAGATTGCCAACCGTAAGCGTCAACCTAAGCGTGGTGGTAAACATGACTAACCCGATTCGTAAATCAAACCGCCAGCCTAGTAGATCAGAATTAAATGATGAGATTCTGACAAATTTAGCCCTCCCTAGGTTATCAAACAAGACTAGGAAATTAACAGCTAAAGTACCTCCTAAGATGAATTTTATGATGGAGTTCAACAAGGGGTTTAACGAGGGTGTTAAAGTTAGAAGTAAACGAACTAGCACAAAGAATATTGAGGATCGCCGAAGGGGGATCATGGTAAGGGGAAGAGGACCACAATAATGGCAACATTCAAACAATCATTTGCAGCTGCTCGTAAGGCTGGCAAGAGAGAGTTTACTTGGAACGGTAAGCGTTACAATACAGAAATGAAAGAAACTGTTCGTCCTAAGGCTCGTGGGGACACTGAGACAGGCCCTAAGCCTCGTCCCAAGGCTGACATGCGTCCTAAGCCACGCTCAGCCCCCGCCGCCCCTGCAAAGAAAACAGGCCCCACTGGAGCCGAACTTAAATCTAGTAATGATGCTGTCTTAGCTGAACAGAAAGCTAAGAGAGAAGCTAAAGCCGATAGATCTAAATCTGCTGTACAGTCAGCAATGGCGAAAGCGGCAGGTAGTAGACGATAATGCCAGCAGGAACACAAAGGGCTCGTGGTAGTAAGAAACTCAACACTATGGATAAAGTGTTAGACAGAGAATGGTCTGATGCCCGTATGAGAGATGCCATGGCCAAAGGCTCTTCAAAGCTAGCTAAAGAGGCGGCTGAAGAGTTAAAGAGACGAGAGCGCCTTAGGTCAAAGAAAATGGCTAAGGGTGGTATGGTCAAGAAGGGTAAATGTTAATTAATGTTTTCAGACGCTGATCAAATAGGTTTTATTAACAAAAAGAACTGGTCAGCAATCCCTCGTATAGCACGAACTGTCCCGTTTGGATATGTTGTAGATGACAACGACCCAGACCTACTTCAGCCAGTAGTATCAGAACTTGAAGCCTTAGAGCAAGCTAAGATCCACCTGAAGCAGTTTAGCTACAGAGAGGTTGCACCTTGGTTATCTACAGTTAGTGGTAGGTATATCTCACACATGGGCCTCAAGAAGAGGGTAGATAATGACAATAGAAGACGAAACGCGGGCCAAATTATTAAGAGATGGTCCAAGTGGGCCGAAGAGAAAAGGGCCAAGGCGGAAGCCATCCTTAAAAGAGTCGGAGAGTCCGAAGGTTACGGAGACGATCCAGAACAACTTAGTTTTGATTTCGGAGAGAGAGCAGGTTGAAGAGGTTAGAGATGTAATCTTTAGACCCAACCCCGGTCCTCAGTGGGACTTCCTAACTTCAGAAGAACAGGAGGTACTATTCGGTGGAGCTGCTGGTGGTGGAAAATCATACGCTATTCTGGCTGACGCTGCTCGTGATCTTGCTCATCCTGATTTTAAAGGACTGATACTTCGTCGTACTACAGAAGAACTAAGAGAGCTTATCTATAAGAGTCAAGAAATGTACCCTCGTATCTATCCCGGCATTAAATGGTCGGAGAGAAAGATGGAGTGGTTCTTCCCCAAAGGGGGTGGTAGGCTCTGGATGAGTTATCTAGATAGAGATCAAGACGTAACCAAGTATCAGGGGCAGAGCTTTACTTATATAGCCTTTGATGAGCTTACTCAGTGGCCAACCCCATTCGCTTGGAACTACCTTCGTTCTCGTCTACGTTCTACCAACCCTGAACTTAAGCTCTTAATGAGAGCTACATCTAACCCCGGAGGTGTAGGACACCATTGGGTTAAGAAGATGTTCGTCTCTCCCGCCCCTTGGGGTAAAGCCTTTTGGGCACGAGATGAAGAGACAGGAGAGATATTAGCTTGGCCTAAAGATCATAGTAGAGCTGGTGAGCCTCTTTTCAAGAGAAGGTTTATTCCCTCTCGTCTACAGGACAACCCTTATCTTTACAACTCTGGTCAGTATGAAGCAAACCTCCTATCAATGCCTGAACATCAAAGGAAGCAACTCCTGAATGGTGACTGGGATATTATTGCAGGTGCTGCTTTCCCTGAGTGGAATAGAGATATTCATGTAATTAAGCCTTTTGAGATTCCCTACAATTGGAGAAGATTTAGGGCTTGTGATTATGGATATGGTAGTTACTCTGCTGTAGTGTGGTTTGCTGTTGGTCCTGATGGACAACTCATTGTATATGACGAGTTGTATGTCAAGAAAGTCTTGGCTAAAGATTTAGCTAATATGATCTTGGATAAAGAAGATAGAGACAAGGTTAGCTATGGTACTTTAGACAGTAGTTGCTGGGCTCAACGTGGAGATACAGGCCCTTCTATTGCCGAAACTATGATACAAGAGGGGTGCAAGTGGCGTCCTGCTGATCGTAGTAAGGGCAGTAGGAAGGCTGGTAAGAATGAACTTCACAGAAGGTTGCAGGTAGATGACTTTACTGGACAGCCTAGGTTGGTGTTTTTTAACAATTGTGTTAACGCTATTGCTCTACTGCCCGCTGTACCACTAGACCCAGATAACCCAGAGGATGTTGATACAGATTCTGAAGATCACATGTATGATGCTATTCGTTATGGGGTTATGTCTAGACCTAAGAGGGGCCTATTTGAGCAGGGCAGTAATCTACTAAGAAAAACTTATATGCCCATGGACGAAACTTTCGGCTATTAGAGGAAAATAAATGGTTAAATCAGTTGTAATGGCCGGACAAGACATTGCTCCTAAGGAAGAACTCAACTATACGAGTGATGAGATACAGGCTTTAGAGTCCAGAGATGTAAGTGAACCCGGCCATCCAATTGTAGGATGGGTTGAGGATAAGTTTAACTCTGCTGAAGATGCCAAGAGAAATGCTGAAGAGAGGGCCTTAAAAGCCTACAACAACTTCAGAGGTAATTATAATGGCGATACTATGTTCACTGAGAGTGAAAAAAGTAGGATCTTCATTAAGATTACAAAGACTAAAGTGCTAGCAGGTTACGGACAGATCATTGATGTTCTCTTTGGTAATCATTCGTTCCCCCTCACTATTGACCACACTACGCTTCCTGAGGGAGTGACAGAGGATGTAAGTTTTGATCCTATGGCTCCCCCTGCTCCACAGAAACAGCCTATGATTGGTCCTGAGCCTCTCGCTCCCGGTACTACTCAGAACACACTTCTTAAGCTTGGTCCATTAGAGAGCAAGCTAGGGGTGTTACAGGATAAGGTTCAGATTGGTCCGGGCACTACTCCTACAGCTGTCACCTTCCACCCAGCCCATGTGGCTGCTAAGAAGATGCAGAAGAAGATCTTAGATCAACTTGACGAAAGTGATGCCTCCAAGCAGCTTAGAGCTTGCGTATGGGAGATGGCCCTGTTCGGTACAGGGATCATGAAAGGCCCATTTACGGGGGAGAAGGAGTATCCCAATTGGAATGCGGGTGTCTATGAGCCGACAGTTAAAGATGTCCCGTATTCAAGTCAGGTTAGTTTCTGGAATTTCTATCCTGACCCGGATGCTAATAACATGGAAGAGGCAGAGTGGGTAGTAGAGCGTCATAAGATGTCTCGTACTCAGCTTAATGGCCTCCGTTATCGTCCCCTGTTTATTGACAAGAGTATTGATGATGCCATTGATAAGGGTTTCAACTACCTTAAGAAGAGTTGGGAAACCGCAATGGAAGATGCCCCAACGGGTATCAGTGTAGATAGATTTGAAGTTTTAGAGTATTGGGGCTTTGTCCCTGTAGAGATTCTGAAAGATCACGACATACATGTTAAGGTTAAAGATGTTAAACAAGTAAATGTTAACATATGGGTCTGCAATGGTGAGGTGTTGAGATGTGTAATCAACCCATTCAAGCCTGCTCGTATCCCATATCACGCAGTTCCTTATGAGCTTAATCCTTATAGCTTCTTCGGTATTGGTGTTGCGGAGAATATGGAAGATACTCAGCTTCTTATGAACGGTTTCATGAGGCTGGCAGTAGATAATGCTGTCCTTTC